CTGGGCGGGTTGCGGGCGTCGGTGCGGGCCCTTGGGGCTGGCCGTTATTGGCCGGTCTCGGCCCTCCGCTTGGTGCGTGGGCTAGCCGGCGCCAGAAGCAACTACCGACCCAAACCAGCCAATCGAACTTCTCGAGAGCGAAAGCTTAGCCGGTATTGTGCTTACTGCAGCAGACGTTGAATGTCGCCTTGCCGTATAGGAAATTTCTTGAAGTCGCCGTAGTCTTCAAAGAACCATACACATTTGTCAGCCGTTTCATCGGTACCACGCGCGAGGCATACCTCGGCTTCGCGAGAATACCAACCCTGCTTTCCGTCCTCGATCGTGATGCGCGTGACTAACGGATTACCGAAGCAACTTGACCCAAATACCACGCGCTCAAGCAACGGCTCACCGTTTCTCTGGAGACTCAGGAAGATCTCTGGTGCAGCCCCACACATTCCCCGTTCACTCCAGCCAGTTTGAGTAGCGATGATCGTGTACTTCGAGTCGGGCAATGAGCATTCGTAGGAGAGTTTGCTTGGCGAAAAAAATCCATGGCGAGCCAACACGTCGGGACGAACCGTGCCGTGTTCAGTCAACGCGGTGATCGCCGGGTTGTGTATCCCTCGATACTCGACGTCTAAGAATTGCGCATCCGGGACGCATGAAATGCGCACGAAATCAACCGTATAGTCGGCCCACACCGGACTAGCGAGCACCAAGAGCAGCAGCGCGATGAGTGGAAACCACTTGTGCATTTGAGGCTGCCGATGATCAGTGTGCTTAAGGGTCATGAAGAAAATTTGTTGCCTTGTTTTCGCAGCAGATCCATCTCCATCGCCATCTTCGAGGGAACACCGGTCAGTATCGGATCATTGTCGGAAACGTATCACTGACTCGCGGCCATACCTAGCAGCTCGAGGAGGGGTGTCAGGCACGGGCGACAGTATTGAATCGGTTGTCGGCTCATGGCCGATTGCCGCCAATCGCCACCGCAACTTGCTGACGCCCCCTTTATGGTTGGACGCAAACACCAGCCACCTCAAGCGCCCGCTCCCTCCCCTGCAAATACCTCAGTTTCTCCGCATCCCGCTCGGCCCCAGCGAAGAGATCGACAAGATCTGCCGCATCCTCTCCAGATAGCTCACATCGGCCGGCGGCTCCATCGCCCAGGCCGGTGCTGGGCTGATCTTCACCTGCGCCGGCACCGGCGTCGGGCTGGCAACGGGCGCGCACTGACATCCGTACATCACCAGCAGCAAGAGCGCGCTGCAGACGCGTGTTTTCAGCGGTGGCACGTTGCATCTCCGAGAAATGGGTACGGTCGAGCGCGTCGAGCTGGTCGGTAAGCTGCCGGTGCTTGCCGATTGCTGCCTGCAGCGCGGTCACGACGGTATCGACGGCAGCCTGGCGCTCGCTGGCGTGGTCGCGCTGGATCTGCGCGATGGTCGTCTCGTACCGGTTGGCCAGCCAGCCACACACAGCTGCTGCAGCCACCGCTGCCACTGTCAGGAGTCGGACGATTGCGAAGTTCATTGGCTTTGCCTTGTCTGATGATGTGGGTCAGCCACTCGTTGGTGACCTCGAAGCGGAAGATCGGGTTTTCTGCCGGGAAGACGTCGGTAAAGCGCACGTTCCACACGACGCTGCCCTGCTCGATCCGGCTGGCGGTGTTGAGCACCGGGTCTGCGTAGACCTCGAAGTCGATCAGCGCGCCCGCGTTGCGCTCGTTGCGCATGAATACGTGCAGGCCTTCGGTGACGTGTGCACGTAGGTCTTCGTAATGCCACGGTCGACGGCCCATTTGTGACCGGCCTGCGCTGCATCCATAAGGAGGTCGAGCGTACGCACGCGCGTGACGAACGACCATTTCGAATCGGTCGACAACGTGCGATTGCCCCACAGGCGGTAGCCACCATCGCGAATGATGGTGGCGATGCGGGCCTAGTTGAGCGGGTTCGCGCGGCAGGTCAGATCGTTGTCGAGATACTCGATGGGCCGGCCTGTGCCGGTGATGCCAACGAATTCCTTGTTGGACGGCGACGCCCAGTAGCCGTATTGCGCATCGGTGTACGCAAACAGGCCTGCAGCGAAAGCGGATGCAGTGCATCTACTTCTGCATTGGCGGTGGTGTCCCACGTGCGCACGCCCGGGCCGTCGATGATGCTGACGGCGCGCAGCTTGTCGGCAAGCCCATCCATGGCCGTCGCGACCGGCTGGCGCGCGGAGAACCCCGGTGCGATCAGCAAGCGTGGCTGCACGTTGAAACACGATTTGGCATCGAGCATCGACTGCAGGCCGGTGCGCACGCCGCCCGCCGTGACGCCACCGATGATGCCGGACGTGAGCGCGTTGGTGTCTTTCGACTCCGTCACGCCGGTCGCGACGATGACAGCGGAGGTGCGGGCGTAGATGGCATTGATGGCGCGGGTGATGGCGCTGTTCTGGCCGAAGGCCTGCGCGGCCTCGCGCGGGTTGGTGATCTGCACCGGCACATCGGGCTGCACGAGATCCGCACCGGGGGTGTAGGTGTCTATCAGGTCGATGATGGACGACGAGGGCACGGCAATTGGCCGTGGACCGCTATCGATAATCGTGGTGGTGATGCCGTGGAAGAATGAAGATGCCATGCGGCTCCTCGACGGGAAGAAGAAAAAAAACGCCCCGCGCGGTGGCGGGGCTTGCTTGCTGCGGGGTGTGGCGCTGGGGGCGTCCAGGCGCTGTCTTCGGTGCTAGTCGACGCTGATGTTTAACGTCACAGGGCCATTTGCCGGCACAGTGACCTCTTTGGTCCGATAGACCTTCCCATCGCTGTAGATCGTCGCGGTGTAATTTTTGGCAGGGATTTCCTGCTCCTTGCCGAACTCCGTATATCCGTTGTGCCCCCACCGCGCCTTGTCGATTGTGACGGCCGGCGTTTTCAGATTCTCTTTATCCCCTACCAGATTGACGATGACTTTTGTCATGATGGCTCCACGGTTGATCAGCGTTGAATGGGTCGTCATGCGCGCATGTGCGTGACATGCGCGCCGATGACTCTTGCTACGGTAGGGAGCAGTGAATCGGTTTCCTATGGGGCTTGCGTCATGTGTCGGTGGTCTGGGTCTTGGTGTTTTTGTCGTTCGATGGCGCCTAATCTAACAGCGCATCCGGGGTGTCCGGCCCAGTGAAATTGGCGGGAAAACCGGGTTGCCCGGGCACTTCGCGCAGCGCCTGGCGGTACTGGCCGACCTGCTGCGCTTTGCTCGCATCGCCGGAATCCATGGCCTTGTAGAACATGGCGTCGGCTGCCATGAGGCGACGATCGCGCTCCTCGCGGGCGCGCTGGCCCAGCACGTGCAGCCGTGCTGCTTCGAGCTGCTTGCCGGTGTCGCGGCACATGTTCTGGCCAACCCAGAAATCGACGCCGTGAACAAGATTGGGGTACTTCTGCCGCACGCAGAAAATCAGTTCGTCATGTGTGATCACAAGGCTGATCCTCATGGGCGCAAGCGACAAGCGGCGGGGGTTCGGCGAGGGGCGTTCACCAGTCACAGCAAGTCAACGGTTCAAAATCCAGGCGCGCAATTTACCGGTTCTAGTCCGACAGCCCCAGCAGCGGATGCTGCTCATGGCGCCAAGGCGAAACAAAGAAGGCGGCCACTTCGTCGTCACGCACGGCGTCAATGCTGGCGTGCTTCCACTTGGGCGCATGATCCTTGTCGACCGCGAGGGCCCGAATGCCTTCGATGCCATCGCCTTCGGCAAACACGTGCGTCATCATGTCCAGTTCGCGGCGCAGCTCATCGGCCAACGTGGTGTGGCGGCCGCGGCGGATCAACTCAAGCGTCACCGCGATCATCAACGGCGAGCGCTTGGCCATGTGCGCGGCGGTCTGAGCGGCCCATTCGGTATCCGTGCTGCCGGCCAGATCCGCGAAGATGCCTTGCACGCTGCTTTGGCTGAAGCAGGCATCAATGGTCTCGCGGTGAAGGGCGATGATGGCCTTGGCATCATCGGGCGCCGATGCGGCTTCGGTAAAGCAGGCGGTGATCTGCTCGGCGCTGCCCCAGTTGCCGTCGCGCAGGCGCTGGAAGATGGACGCCAGCGCCGCGGTGGTGACATGGCAATCGGCAAGGCCGATCGACAACGCATCCGCCGCTTCGATCATCTGGCCGGTCACGCCCAGGTATTCGCCCACATGACCCGGCACGCGCGCCAGGAACCACCCGCCGCCCACGTCCGGAAACAGGCCGATGTTGGTTTCGGGCATGGCCATCTTCGTGCGTTCGGTCACCACGCGCAGCGATGCGCCTTGCGAGATGCCCATGCCACCGCCCATGACGACGCCGTCCATCAGCGCGATGTAGGGCTTGGCATAGCTGAAGATGAGGTGGTTGAGGCGGTACTCCTCGGTGAAAAAGGTGATGAGCTGCGGGTCGCCTGCCGTGGCCGCGCGGTAGAAGAAACGGATATCGCCGCCCGCGCACAGGGCTTTGCCGCCCTCGCCACGCAGGATGACAGCGTGGACTTCCGGATCGTGCTGCCACGCCAGCAGCGCATGCGACATGGCGCGAATCATCTCCAGCGACAGCGCGTTGAGCGCCTGCGGCCGGTTCAGCGTCAGCCAGCCGATGCCGCCGCGTACTTCGGCGATCACGTTGGGTTGAACTTCAGCCTGGGGCGCGGGGGAAGCGGTGGATTGCATGTCTCGAATGTTGTTGTGGGTAATAACGGCTCGCACTGTACACGACAGCGTATTGAAGCGAGGAAGGGCTCTAGCCTGCCCCCTTTCGCAGCGCGGGTGTTGGGCGTATACCTGCCAGTTGGAGACGACACACATCACAACAATCCAATGACCCCTGCCAACGCCGCCCCGGGCGCGTCGAGTTTCGACCCCGGCCTGATCCTTCTGGCCTTCGCGCCGGTCTTCCTGCTGACCATCGGCGCCGAGGCGTGGTACTGGCGCAAGCGCGACCCGTCCGTCTACAGCCTCAAAGACACCGTTTCAAACGCCTGCCTCGCGCTCATGCACCAGGCGTCGGATGCGTTCTTCCTGTGGCTGATG